GAGTATCGTGTCACTACGCTAGAGAATCGTACAGATTTTCCAAAGCCGCCGCTTACGGTAGAAGAACGCGCAGGATTTAAGTTTGACGTAGATGAAGAAGGAAGTGCTTCAGTAGGGCATCCAGAACTTTCTACTGGTGCTGGATTTCTCTTTCAGATAGATTACAAAAAACGTGCTGCAGGTGATCCTGCTTACGTTATGGGGATGCGTAGAGATCAAACAAGGATTGATAATGTTAAAGCTGGACGCGAGTCATACATGACTGAGGCTGAAGCTGTTGATAATGCTATAAACGAATTTAACAAAGAACGTGCAGAGTATGGTAAGATAGAGAATAGTGGATCTGGCTACTTACCGCACGAAGGTATAACCATGATTAGGGGTGAGAACTATAAGATTCGTACTCTTAGAATGCCAGAAACAGAAGGACAATTTGCATTTCGTGATACGCACCATGAGGAGTTCGGTGCTGGTAAGAATGCGCTAGGCTGGTCACGTTCTAATAGGCAGTATCTAAACTCTGACGGTACATCGTCAAAGCATATCATAGAGTTCCAGTCACCCTTACATCAGAAAGCTGCTGCTGAACGTGCAGAGTTGATTAAGCAAGGGTTTGATCCTGCGGATGATGAACTTGGTTATGGTAGTAAGAGTTTGGAACGTGTACAAAGTTTTGATATAGATCATGTGTCGTTTGATGATATTGATCTGGCAATTGGTACGTCAGGTGAATCTACGTTTGGGCCGTTTAGATCAGCTATTAGTCGAGTATCTAACGCAGAACAAGCCGAATGGCTAGCGAACAATCCTGCTGGCCTTATGCTTGACTATATTCTGCCAGATCAAGTGGCAGCAACTCGTCGCATCACCCGCGACACCGATGAAACTGATCGCTGGGAACAGCTCCACAAGAAGTTAGCTAAAGATCCAGAGTTTACGTTTGGTGGTTACAAGTATATGTATGATGCAGAGAGAAGAGTTTTAAAAGGTGAACCATATACACAGACGTTTACGCATAAAGATTTGCGTGTGGTGGAAAGCCCTCAACAGACGCGGCTTGATGTAGTTACGCCCACTAATTTAAGAGTGGTATCTATAGAGCCAAAGGTAGAACGCGGTCAGCAGCCGTCAGCAGACTTTATAGCGCAGAAAGAAAAATTAACTAAAGCACTTCGAGAAGGTTCAGAACAATATCTTATTTCTGATAATTGGAATACTACTGAGCATAAAAGAGGTGTGAACAATGGGTTAGTTCTTAAAACTAACATTAACACAGGTGAAAATCGGTGGGATAAAGTAAAAATTACTGTAGAACCTTTTATAGATCCCGATGCAAATGCTGTACCAATGGTTCCATTTAGAGGTCATAAGTGGGTTGATGCTTTAGTTAGGGATACTATGATGTCTGCTGTGCGTGATGGAGATGAGAATGTTACATGGCCAGCTACGCTAAAAGAGATTGAAGCAACTGAAGGTTGGGATCGGTATGATGGTTTTCACCGAGCTGAGTCAGGTGAAATATCAACCGTTTATAATCTTTATGTGCATGGAGAACTCACGTCGCAGGATGGTACAGAAAAACATTTCTTCAGAGGTTCGCCGCAAGGAAAAAGTATTATCAAGGAAGGTGGAAAAGATGTAGTCAAGCGTGGCGGTAAGAAAAGTCTCATTGATGCAGCTTTTGAAAAATTTCAAAAAGAATTTGATCATGTAGGCGCAGAGAAGTGGGTAGAAGATGAGTTGATGTATAGAGATGCAGGGGGAGCGTATGTAAAAAGTGTAAGCCCAGAGCAAGTTGAAGCCATAGAAACTAATCCCAGCTCTGCGGAGACAATAAAAACCATCAAAGTTCACAGGTTTAAGATACCACCTAAGTTGCGCGATATGCTATTGCGTGAAGGCGGTATTGAAAGCCCACGTTATCAACGCGTAACTAGCGAAGAACTAAATGACGCATTAAAGATAGCGTCGTTGCATGATACATCAGTACAGTACAGCAAGCGTGTGCGTGCTAACATGATGAAGCGTATTAAGTCTGGCGAGTATACTGTAGAGCAAGGGCAGAAAGCGTTAGCGCGGTTTGCTAGTAAGCCGTTCCCGTCAGAGATGAGCGGGGAGGAGATAGCGCAGGTTGTGAATGGGCTTGAGATGTATCATGGTACAACGTTGAAAAATAAACCAAACATATTACGTGAAGGGTTTAAGGGGGAGGAGTTAAGTCCTAGTAGTCAGATGGGTCGTGGTATATACATGACAAATGATAAAGATTTTGCAGCAACCTATGGTGAAGGGTTTAGTAATGCAAAAGATTTCAGCGATCATATCATATCAATTAGAACTAACTTTAAAAAGTTATTCAGTTTAGATAGAGAATATTCTGCTGAGGATGCGATAAAATTTATTGACGGTTATGTAGATACTGCTAAAAGTTTAGGTTTAGATAAAATTGAAGGCTCGTTGCGTTCTCAAAGTGGGGCTGGTGATGAGCTTTTAACAGCACCTGAAAAATTTAAAGAGAATGTATTTACGCATTCTTCTGGTTTATCTTATCACACTACCTCAGAAGTACAAAAGATTCTTCGTAAACACGGACGAATACCTCTTACTGGAAAACGTTTAATTAACGGCCTTTTAGAAATGTCAGGTGCAGGTTATGGCAGACCTACAGACTCTAACCATGCAAAAATTCTGAGTGCTATGGGTTATGACGGTATGACACAACTTGGTGCAGGTGAAGTCGTCGCCTTCCGCGAGCCGTTCGAGAAAGCCACCGATCAACTGCATGAATACTACGGTGGCGAGCGGTTGCAAAATGTGGATGATATACTGAAAGATCATAACGACTATCAAATCTCATCCGCTACAGATCACTTCGCTAGCAATCCTATTATAAAGAATGCGTGGTTTGTTGATAGCGTTGTAGATAAGATCCGCGCTTATGGTAAGAGTGATGATGAGCGTAAGATTTCTAACATGGTTGCTGATGCGTTAGATGCAACAGCGCGTGATGCGAACATACTTGAAGGTGAGTTCAACGAACAGTTCTTATTTGTTGAACTAGGTAGGGTTAGGCTCAACCCCGAAGATGCTAGACACGTAGCGCGTTACATGGTTCTAACTAGGCGGGGCCGTGCGAATGAGATTCCAGCAGATACACTAGCGCGGTACAATGAACCTGACAGTCCTGTCAGGCACTACGTAGATTACTTTAAGAAACAATATAAAGAAGTACGTGATAGGCAGATTGCTGCCGGTATGAAGATCACTGATAAGGATGGAAAGGCTCGTGAACCCGGTCAAGATGAAGACTACTATCCAGAGTTGCTTAATCAAGAGATGCGTCGAGAGCTGACTGGCGAGAAAGGTGCAAGGTTACGCCAGCAACGTGAGGATGAACTTGTTAATTGGTGGCTGGAGAACGCAGCAGAAAATCAAGAAGGTGAGCCAATATTTACAGCGAATGATGCGCGAGAAGCTGCGTCAGCTTATATGGATAAACTTACTGGCGACAGTAATCACATCGGCTCAACGCATTTTGCTGCGTTGCGTAAGGCAGAAGGTATTGGGTTGCCTACTACGTTAGGTGACGATGGTAATTTTTTGTGGATAGACAACAGTGCAGCTAACACATACACACGTTACATGAGAAGGTTTTCACGTGACTTTGCATTCTTCAAAAACGTAGAAAGCTCAAAAGATGCTCCAGAGATTGCTATGGTTCTTGGTATTAAGAACCAAGACGGCAAAGCACCGGGGTTATCTGACGAGCTGCAAAGAATTAATCCGTTTCAGCTAGCAAAGTCTAGTGACGATTCTGTTGGTTGGAGAGCTAAGTCTGCTACGAAGGATAAAAACATACAAGACTTTATTAAAGGTTACTTAGGCTACTATAACGGACAAGAACTTGCAGGTCGTACAGCTAACAGACTTGTTGTTAGTCATTGGCTAGGTGTGATGTCTGGCGTTCGTGATATTATGTCGTCGTTTGTACACGCACTACCGTATATGCGTGTGTCTGATGCGCCAGCATTTCTTAGTGCATTTACTGACTTTAAGCGTAGCTGGACACAGAGCCACTTGCTAGGTGTTAACAAATCACAATACAATCGCTTAGAGTTCGCTACCGAAACGTCTAATAAACTTGCTGATAGCATCAACAGATGGGCGGATTTGATGACGCGTTTAAGTGGGCGTAATGTAATGGAGCGTTCGACACGTGCGTTTCAGTTTGGTATCGGTAGAGCTGTTGTGTTGAAGCAGCTTATGGCACAGCCTAGCGATATAACAGCTAATCGTACGTTAGCTCGGCTGCAACAAATGTCTGGTGTGGATACGAAGGGGCTGCGCGGCAAGATGGCAAGCGAAGAACAGCTTGATAAGCTAGCGGCTGCTTGGGTTGAACTAAACCAAGGCACGTATGATGTGCGTGGCGTTCCTGACTGGACATTACATGGCCCAGCTTCTATGTTCACATCACTTGGTAGGTGGAACATTGAGAAGTTCAATCGTATGCGTAAGGACGTGATGGCTCCTGCGATAGATGAAGGTGACTTCCGCCCATTGATAAAAGCTACGCTTGGTACAGTGTTCACAGGAACGTTGTTGGTTGAGATGGCTGAGCTTATAAATAACAAGTTCAACGGCAACCCCACATTACTTGAAAGTGCGAAGGAAGGTAACACAGAGGAAGCTGCGTATGCTGTAGCTGACATCATGAACCAAGTAGGTTACTTTGGTATAATGTCTGCGTTGATAAACGATACAGCAATCCAGTTCTCTAAAGGCCAGCGGTTACGTAGCGGTGGTATAGTGTTTCCTGCATATGATTTCTTTGCTGACTCGCTGAGTGAGCCACTATTTGATGCTAACGAAGCGGTCAAAGAAGGTGCAGACTTCTGGCCTACGTATGCTAGGGCAATAACTGATGTACTGAAGAACACAACACAAACATATCGCATTATTTGGAATCAAACATTTGGTGGTGAGGAAGCAGAGAAAAAGAATATCAGACGCGACTTGCGAATCTTCCGTAGGTTTGAGGGTATACGTAGCACTTCACAACCTCAAGGCGTGGGCAATCCTTACCTGCGACCTGACACACGTAAGTTTAAAGAAAGCGATACGGTAGAAGAAGCTATTGAAACGTTACCTGCGGCGTTTGAAGAACAGCGTGAAAGAGCGCAAGGTCGTGGGGATAAGTTAAAGGAATATACGTCGGGGCTTTATACGATACCAGACAAGACTATGCCATCTGTGCGTAGTAAGGAAGGTGTTGAAGAGTTCCTACGCTACAGAGACTACATCATACGTCAGCGCGGGGGTGGTCGTTGGGAACGTATATTCGAAGATTGGGTTAAGGTAAAAGATCCCATGAGAGGACTTACTGCCAAGAAGAAAGCCTTGGTTAAAAGCTATGTAGCACATCTGATGAAGACTCAGGGTGTTAGATAACTTCAAGCCACTTCACCATCATAGCAAAGTCTAGCAAGTCTGTCTCTGGGTCTTTGCTGTCGCCATCTGGCGTAGAGCCAACAAGTAAGCCACGCCCAAAGAGCGGCTTATCGTAGGCTTCTGGTATAGCAAACATACCCTTCTCATTGCCGTTGAACATACCCATATCATCAACATACAAAACATCACCACACTCTAAGCGAAATGCGGATGTGAATATCTCACAATCTAAGTGATCGTTAATGTCTTTGTAGTCTGTAAAATATACTAGTGATATAAGTTCGCTTATAGGATCTGCTAGATATGCTTTAGTTTGCTTTTCAGTCATTTTATTATATTGTGGAAATTTCCCCCCTCTGCAAGCCTAGTTTGCAGCCCAGCTCACAGAGGAGGTGTGGTAGCCTAACACATCAGTGTGTTATAGCTTACCAAAGTCTTAACCATACCAATGTTTTAAGAACGCTTTGGGCGAGAGTTTAGTTTGTTTAAACTCTCGCAACATCTTGAGATCTTGAGGCTCAGGTTCATAACTCCCCTCAAGAACTTTTAAGCGCAGCTTGTACGTTAAGTCAGCGTTTATAGCCGCGTAGTTCGCAGGATTGCTGTTAGCATTGTAAGAGTAATGCCCACCTAACCCTACCTCATATGTGTCTCCTGTTCCTTCGTTCATCGAGAACCTCCGAAGTATTCTTTTGCATGACCTTCATCAACTAGCTGAGAGTTTAAGTCTGTCTCACCTACGTAGAGTACGCCTAACACGCGACCGTACTTACCTTTCTTGTCGAGTCTAGTCTTGATAACGCACTTGTTCTTGTTCTTTTTAAGCATCTCCACAAGCCGCGCTTTAGCAGCTAGTCCTGCTTTCTTCTCAGCCCTGTTACGTGTACGACACTCAGGCGTATTGATGCCGTACAAGCGTACACGTTGTTTGCTGTGCATATCGAAACCTAAGTCTACGAAAGCGTCTACGGTATCACCGTCTACGACTCTCGTAACTTCCGCGCTGTAGTGGTATAGTTTATTTTCAGTTTTCATAGAGTTCACGTAATCCTATCTTGTGCATCTTACCAAATCTTCCACCACTTTGTTATAGGCAAACAGTCTTCTTTGTTTTTTATTGCTCGATCTCGCGCTTCTTTCAGTTGTGCATCAGTAAACAAATGCGGCACTGGCCCATCCTTACCCTCAAGGTAAGTGAATATGTATGACTTGTTAGCCATCATATGTTTGTTCTTATTAAAGACAACAAACAAACGCCCTTCTTTTACTCGTTTAGTTCCTGTCATCGTATCTCGCCTCCCATGCTAGTTCGTGTGCGCGTTCTTCAGTCATATCAAACGCTTTCTTCTCTGCTTGCTCAGTGTCTTCTTCGTTTAATATAACATCAACACCGTCTTCATTTTCGTAGGCTAGCTCTGCGTAAGCTGAAGTCACGTTTGTGATTGGCAGCTCAGGGCCACTGTCATCTATATATGCCTCGAATACAACTATGCTATCTTCATTTAGGAAGATACCATCCTTCACCTCTTCGTTCCCAACACTTATTTCGATTTCGAATGTGTCTTTACGTATCATTTTTTCATTCTCCTTAAAGAGTAGCCGCCCTGCTGTATAAGAAGTAAACCAAGCAAACCTTCTTATACCCCACAACATCACAAGGCGACTACAAATAATTACAAGCAGTCGCGGGTTCATCTACCAGAGCGATAAAACCATCGCTAATCTTTTTGATTTGGTTTGTTGCCAGTAGAAATTCTAAGCACTGATCTAATTCGTCTTTGTTTAGATCATCAATAAAAGCTACCCAAAGTTTTTTGTATTTTGTTGGAGCCTTAGCGTCTATGATATATTGCATCAACCTACGCTGTGACTCTGCTAGTATGTTACGTCCAGCCGTAACGTAGGCTTCGTGCATCCGCGCTTCTGTATGTGCGAGGAAGCGCAGCGCACGTTCGACAGTAGGCTTCTCTATACAATAAGAATCTGTCTGTTCAGCGAAGTGCATTAGCATAGACAGCTTTAGTAGATGTACATTCTTACGTCCGTAGTAAGTCTCAAGCCTATGGTCTTTGTTAACTACATCTTGCGTGAGCTTACCACTCTCATAAACATTTTTGTGAAAAGCCTCTGCTTCTTTGGAGAACGTTAGCGGCCCCGCTACTTTATGCAACGCCTTTAGGTGATCCACAATCTTTATCTTCATCTTATGCTGTTCGTCATCTATGCCGGGAAATTGGCGTAGGAATCTTGGGCCATCACCGAAGATCATTATAACACGTGAAGTAAATCCCTGCGATATAATTTTGTCGCTGAATGCTTCGCGTATGAATGATGGTGTAGTGCCACCTAGCATATTGATGCAAACGTTTTTAATCACATCCGTACCTTGGTGTTTTGTCTTGTAAGAAAAGTCACGGCTATCGTAGAATTGATTAAACATATTCACTATGTTCTCTGTGTTCTTTCGCAGCAGTACGCCAAGTTCTTCAATCATAAAGCCAACGGAAAAGTGTGCTGACTTTATAGTTTTGCCACCTTGCTTGTATGAAAAATCTCTTGCACACTCTTTTACTATGTATCGTATAAGTGCCTCCTGTGTTATCGTGTCTGCGCTTATTGGGTAGTATGGCTTGACCTTAACTTCGTTCTTTTCCTTTTGCGGTATCTTTTCAATTAACGTTGGGTGTTTAATAAACTCACTTACCTGTGATATAACTCTGGATTTACCTGCTGCTGGTGGGCCAACAAGCATAACAAATAAGTTAGGATACAGTGTGAAGGTATCTGGGTACAGCCACACCCTCCGTTGTAATGCTGTTGCTATCATACTGTAGAAGCCCCAATCTATAAACAGGTCTGGAGATTCTAAGTCCTTTAAGTAGTGTCGCCACATCTCTATTATTGTCATGGTTTTGTTGTGAGATAATCATACATCTATCATGTCGCCCCAGTTTGGGCCTATCATCGCTTCTGAGCGCATATTAAAGATCTCTCCGTGTGGAGATACCATTTGCCGGTTTAATGCTTCACAAGCGATCTCAGCGACTTCAGCGGCACAATCTGCGTAGCACTGAAGAAGGACACTATCATGGTTGTTTTGTAGTACATCTGCCCCTAGCTCTTGTATGCGGGGGTTATGGTACAAATCTGTAAAGGCTAGGTTGGTAATGCAGCCTACCGTAGACTGAGGCACAAAGGCGTAGGCTTCTTTGTACATCGACGGCTCGATAGGTTGGGTGAACATCCGAGGGTAGCCAAATAAATTTCGCAATGTGCGGGTACGCTTTAGCTCTGCTATAGTATCATTATGCCACTTGCGTATCTCAGGGAACAGTGTATGGTATGTCTCTAGAAAGTATGTAGCCTTTTTGTTAGACAAGTTCACCGCGCCGCTCGACTTTTGCAGTACGTTCACGCGGAACGTCGGTGCTTTCATACCGTAGTTACTAGCATGGCATACCATCTTTGCCATGAAGTAGTAACGTTTGTCTGCGCTCCAACCATCACTTGATGATATAAGTTTCTTTAGCTCGTCCCATCTAGGTAGCTTAACTAAATCTTCTGCGGAGGCTGTGCAATAGTCTTTGATAGACTCACCTAGCTCTGCCTCCCACACATCTTGAAACAAACGCATGGCAACGTATACATGAGACTTCACACCGTTAAGAAACAGTTTGCGAAAGTTTCCTGCGCGGCATAGGTAACTAACAACTAATGCTTCTGCACCAGCTTGGTCAGCTTGCACTAACACTTTGCATGGATCAGCTATGAATAACTTGCGTAGGTTCTTTGGAAAATTTTGTACGTTAGTACCCCACTTGTTCAACAGTCGGCGTGATGCTAGTCGAAATGATGTTGTGCCAGCTAGGTTGTATGCCGTTGTAATGCGCGTGTGATCTAGTGGTTTGTTTGCTAGCCCAGTCCACTCAGGAAACTTTAGTTGTCCACTTTGTTTTGCAGTTGCGCGGTAGCGTAGTATGATACTGATGATAGGATTCTCAGGATGTTTAAGCTGCACTTGCAGTAAAGTCTTTTCATTTGTTGGGTCTTTATCTGGACGCTTATAGCCTAAGCGTCCATACAAGTAATTGACTACTTGCTTAGGACTGTTGGGATTTAGTTCACTACCTGTCAGTAATGTTAGGAACCGTAGCAACTGCATTTGGTAGCGGTCGTTGTGCTTAACTATAGCTAGTAGCTTGTCGTTGTCGTATCGTATACCTTGCAGCATGGCAGTTAGGTATGGAACAACACTAGCATTCACTTGTGCTACGCTATCCGTAGCTTTAAAGTTTGCAGCAGTCTCGTCAATGTTAGGCATTAGCAGTGCCATGCTTATCACATCTTTTGCATTATACTCGTACAGTGCTTGCTGTTGATTATAGTTCTTTGGTTCAAACACACCTTCGTTCTTGTGATATGGTTGGTCTGTATATAAAGAGATGCAATGACCGAGAGACTTTTCTACTTCTGGAAACAGACGATGATGAGCCAGCATGGTATCGTATACACTGCGCGGTGCGGGAATGCCGTACTTGTACGCTAACACAAACAAGTCAAACAGTGCGTTGTGGATTACTACCGTGTTGTCTCGGAAGGCAACCGCTAGCGCACGTAAGATTTGTGGCGTGTCTTCGTAGTAGTATCCAGCTATTGCAGATGTAACCATAGGCACACACCATGCGCGGGTGTGATCAAACGAGAAACCAAAGCAAGTCATCTCTAGGTTACGGTTTGTTTCTATATCGAAGTAAAGTGTCTGGTCTTTTGCTGATGTCAACGCTTTGATAACCTCGTCTGCGCGGGGCCATAGCAAATGCTCTGCTTTAACTATCGTTGGTGGTTCCGTCAGGTAGCCTACAGCTTTCTTGAGGTCACGAGCCAGCCAGAATCTACGGTTGGGCCGCTTGGTATGCCCGTGGTTGCCCTTCTCGTCACCTCCCTTGCCTTCTGTAGTGTCGTTGGGGTTAAAGTATGCCTGCCTATCAACAGCCTCTTGTGGCTCAAATGTGGCTATGTAAGTAACACCGTTGTTTACCCAAGGGCATCCGCGCTGCTCCGCTATAGATACACCAGTCTTGTATAGGTTCAAGGCTTGCTGCCCTAGCAATAAGACTACGCGAGTCTCTGGCCGTAGCTTTGCCTCACCTTCCTCTAGTGCATCTGCTAGAATTATATCACAGGCTTGCCTTGGTATCGTAAGACCGTTGTTAAATATCTGCCCAGCATATCCGCTGAGTAGTTGTGCGCGGTCGAAGCGTGACGGCTTACCAAGCACTATGGTCATACCTTTGTATGGTAACTGAGCTAATGTGTATCGTATAGTTACTGGCATTTTATCGTATACCAGAACCTATACGTTTTTCTGGGAGTTGAAACATTTCATTTGTGTTGTGTGGCTTTTGTATGCGTTCTTCTTTGTTGCACGATGTTATTAGCGCAACAAAGAAGAAGGCTACAACTACTACTACAGATACTTTATCTATGTCTGTCATGTTTAATTAAATTGTGATACACAAGCGATCAATGCGGGAATAACCAAAAAGACCCGTCTGCATCTTAGTAGCAATATGTACTTATGTATCACAATTGACATTATACGTCTATCGTATGCTCAGGGTTGAGCCGAAGCACACGCTTCAAACGATAGTTGTTGTTCATGACGGGGTTGCCGTCACCATCTAACACAGGGCTACCATCATCAGTAGTCTGTGCTTGTTGTTCAGTCTCCAACGTTACGTCAGCCGCTAAGCCAGCGTATTGATCTACGTCAGGATTGTCCGTATCGAACGCCGATGACAAACCAAGTGCTTTATGCAAGCCTTTGATGCGACGTAACGTAATGTCCATTGCCTTATCACTGAATGAAAGGTAATCGCGGAACTGTAGCCCTGCGATACGGACATTGTTGCCGTCGATTTCAACAGACTCAGGAGCTACTAGCTCCCACTGCATCACTACCATAGGCGCACCTGCTTTGCTGTGGGTGAACTCAGCTTCTACTATACGCGCTGAGTATGTGTCTTTCTTCAGATAGGGGCGACCCCCATCTACGATTTCGTCTAGGTTAATAATAGCCATAACTATTTATGTGTTTAACGTTTAGGATTCCTTTGCTTGTTTTCCACTAGCCGAATCCGAGTTGCTAGTTGACGTATCCGATACGCCAGTGTTACTGGAAATTGTTGCTGTTAGTTTGTCTAACATTGTAATAACATACAATCCGATTGCTTGATCTTTGGTAACGTCAAGTTGTTTTGCTAGGTCATCAGTCTCTTTATGCGCTGCTGTGCAAACGCGAGCCATGAACTCTTTGTATTCTTTGTAGTCGTCAGTCATTTTCATTTATAAGTGTAGTTAGTGTATCTAATGTTGTTACGTTTGCATTACTTAATGCAGTTTTAAGTTCGATCATCTCGCGTAGTTGTCCTGCATGATAACCACCGCCGGGATCTCCTAGAGCTTTGATTGCAATGTCTATAATATCATTGACGTATATGGTATCGTTAGGCCACTTGCTGTGGCTGTTGTAGTTTTCTTCTACGAAGTCTTCGATGTCTGCTACGTCACTCACGAGAGCTAACATCTTGCCAGATACTTCATCTATTTCTGTTGATAGCTGGCGTAGTTCTTCGGAGAACGAATCAAACTTTGTCTCTAGCTTTTTATCTTGCTCGGTCATTTGTAATATTTTTTAGCTGCGCTTATCACATCGTTTATATCGTTTGGTATGTACAGTTCATCGAACATACTCATAGGAGTCTTAGCGGAGGTGATGCCATCGCTATTAGTCTGGAAGACGTACTCTACCTTACCATCCTTGCCGCGCTTAGCTTCCGTGAACAATACCATAAGGAACTCTTTCTCTATACATCCCTCATGCTGTTTGCCTTGTACTTTAATACGACGCACGTTGTATGTGTCTCCACTAGGCTGTGCGATATGCACGATCTCATCAATAGCCGTGAAAATTACGATTGCGCGGTCGTTCTTAACTTTGTCCAGCATCAAGCGTATGCTACGATTATAGTATGACCATACATCAAAGCCTTTGAAAGATGATTGCGCTAGTGCAATCAATACTTCAACGTACTTTGTGAATGACTCTATGACTATAACTTCACACTTATCGTCCTTCAGCGCAGTGTCTAGCGCAGTGTCGAAGTCTTTTACGTTAGCGCAACTTGTGATGTTAAAATCACTTGCGTTAGGAAACGGTAGACCTTTACGTTCAAGGTCTATGATGTGGGTTTTTTCTGTCGGTAAGTTGCGTAGCGATGTGGACTTGCCACTACCACTAGCTCCTACGATACCTATAATTGCTTTATTCATTGTGCTTGTTTATATGCTATCCCCTATTTCGTCAAGTGTAGATTTTATGTCCACTAGAGTTTCCACTAAACTTGAGTTAATCTTTTCTAGGCTTTGGCTAACTCCATCTATAGAGTGTACAATACGGTCATATGATGGCTCAGGTTGATAGTTAAAGCCATGATCTACGCTATCGCTTATATCTTTTATAGCAGAAATTACTGCTAATACTTGTTCGTCATTCATTGTGCTTGTTTTGCTATTGTATGTTTTAGTTGTAGTATGAGAGCGTCTTGCTCTTTCACTTTTAGTTTCAGCACTTGTATGTAGTGCCAAAGATCTATC